AAAGAACAGAGCTAACCGCATAGCTGCTTATCCCTTATATCTTCCTTGCTTCGATAAGCCTAAACAATATACAACTTTATTTGACGGAGGTTATTACACAGAGAGACTCAGGACTTCAGCTATCAAGACTACTAATCAAGAGACATTAAAAAAGTTACAAGAAGAAAACTTAACAGTATGTCTAAAGGCTCTAAACCTTGCGTCAAGTACTGCGTGGGGGGTAAATAAATTTGTGTTTGATACTCTTGTATATTGTTGGGAAGAAAGAATAGAAGTAGGGGGATTGATTGATAGAGAGCCACTTGAATTACCAGTAAAGCCTGAAGGTTTTGGAGAGGATAAGGAGGTAACAAAACAATGGAGTTACCACGCAGGTTTAATTCATGATACAAACCACGCAAACAAAGTAAAGAGATTCCAAATACTTTCAATGATAGACACAGCGAAAAGTTATCTTGGCGAAAAATTTTTTCACGTTTATCAAATGGATTTTACTTCAAGACTTTATCCTGTAACTGCACACTTCCACCCACAAGGAACTGATATTGCCAGAGCCTTACATCAATTCTATGAAGGGGCTGTTATCAAGACTAAGAAAGATGCAGATTGGTTGGCGATAGCAGGAGCTAATGCTTTCGGTTATAACAAGTTGAGCTATGACGAAAGGCTAGAGTGGGCTTACATAGAAGGCCAAGACTTTGCTGAACAGGTATCACTCAATCCACTAGACAACATAGATATATGGGGTCAGGCAAAAGACCCTTGGCAATTCCTTGCTTGGTGTAGAGAGTGGTATGAATTTTGTCAGGTGGGATTGAAGGGTGGATATGTCTCACGTTTCTGTTGTTGTCTTGATGGTACTAACAATGGATACCAACATATCGCAGGGTTGATTTCATCTGAAGTACTAGCAAAGAAAGTAAATTTACAGAGAGCAAGTAAGCCACAAGATTTATATAAAGATGTTCTAGCTAGAGTCATAGAAATACTAGAGACAGATACAACAACGCAAGGCAAGAACTGGAATAAGATTTCAAAGCTGTTGACTAGGAAGTTTATAAAGAAACCAGTACTCATGATTCCATATAACTCAACGACCTTTGGCATAGCTAACTACATAGAAAAATATTTTGTCGCAAAAAATATTTCAATGGCAAAAAATTTTAAGAATAACTTTTACCTTGCTGCAATAATCGAACAGGCTGTAAAAGATATATGCCCTGAGAGTTATCAGGTTTTAAATTACTTGTCAAAGATAGCTCTATGTTTCAACAAAGAGAACAAGACTATCTCATGGCATACTCCCTCTGGGTTTCTGGTACAGCAGAAGTACTATACAAACCAGACTAAAAGAATCAAGACCAAGCTTAGTAATCAAACAGTTTATCTAAGTCTTGCCGAGCCTGACGAGAAGCTAGTCAACAAGAGAAAACAACTGCAAGGTTTCCCAAGTAATTACATACATTCCTTTGATGCTGCACACCTACAGTTAAGCTTGGTTGAAGCAAGCAAGATGGGTCTTGAACAGTTCTGTATTATTCATGATTGCTTTGGTAGTCCTGCTGCTGAACTTGATAGGTTTATTGAATGTGTTAAGCAGACATTCTTCTACATATATAGTGATAATAATTTAGATAACTTACATCATCAAGCAGCAGATCAATTAAGTAATAGCAAGGGATTACCACCTGCACTACTGATGGGGGAGTTTGATATTACAGATGTGTTGACAGCACCATATATATTTACATAACAAGAGATCAAGGTACAATTAGGGAACGTCTTTTATAAGACGAATCACAAGTACAAATCCAAGGTAAACATGGAATCAATTAAATCGGAGTCTATTAAAATAGTCACTCCTGTAGGAACTCGCTTTCGTTATTCCTACCTCGTCACACCTGATGAATACATGGGTGTTGAGAAGTGGAAGACAGAAGCTATGATACCTGTCGGCACGAAGGTCAAGGTAGGCAAAGAAGAACATGAAGCTACTTCATACATAGCCAACCAGTTAGAACAATTACTTGAAGGTTGGAAGACACAGCTAAAAGCTGCTTACCCAACAAGAACATTTACTCTTACAAAGAACAAGAACACAGGAGAGCCTACTTTCCCTTGGACTTTTGAAGATGACTTTCTAATCTTAAAGCTAAAGAAGAATGTTAAAGGATTAAAAGGTAATAACCAACCCATTATGTTTTACAAGTTTGACCCTGCTTCAGGACAAAACTTAATGATGAGTGAAGACGAAAGAAAAACAATGGATAAGATTAGTCCAGAGACTACAGGTCAAGCAGCCCTGCTTGCTTCTGGCTATGACGCACAGGGTAATGGTGTTGGTATCAAACTATTCCCCATATCTTTTTGCTTCAGGGATATAGTTCCTTGGACAGGAGGAGGGGCAAGTGATTTTGATACAGCAGAACCATCAAGTTATGAAGAGAAAACTCCGACCCCAACCGCAGCAGACTTCTAAGTACAAGAGTAAATTTGAAAGTCAATTTGCTGACGACCTAAAAAAAAAGAAACTTATCTTTACCTATGAAACACTCAGCATTGACTATGAAATTACTTGCACCTATCGGCCTGACTTTATACTCAACAATTTTATTGTTGAAACGAAGGGCTATTTCTCGAAACAAGATAGACGAAAGCATCTTGCAATTAAGGAGAAACGACCCGACCTAGATATAAGGTTTTGTTTTCAAAACAGCAAGACCAAACTATCCAAAGCTAAGAACTCTATCTCGTATGCCGATTGGTGTACGAGACATGGGTTTCAATACTGTGAGAAATTTATCCCTGACGATTGGTATGAAGAGTCAATACAAAGTTAAAGAAGTTTGCCCTGAGTGTGGCAAGAAAAACTGTGCGGTCTTTAGTGATGGACATAAGCATTGTTTCACTATGGATTGCGGATACACTTACTACCCAAACAAGAAAAATTTATCGTCTGCTTACTCAAAGAAAATGATAGACAAAGTGACACCACTATTTAAAACAAGTCCAAAGCTATTGAAGGTAACACCTATAGCATTATCGAAACGTGGAATCACTAAAGAGACTTGCGAACTATTTGGATATGGACAGGCTGAGTTTAAAGGTATGCCTGTTCAAGTAGCTACATACAAAGATCAAAAGGGTAATGATGTAGCACAGCATATTAGATTTCCTGATAAGAAGTTTGCTTGGATAGGAGACATATCAAATGTACAGCTATGGGGTCAACACTTATGGCGACAGCATGGAGGTAATGGCTCTGTCTTTGTAACTGTTTGCGAAGGAGAGATTGATTGCATGAGTGCTAGTCAGATACAGGGTAATAAGTTTCCCTGTGTATCTATTCCGTCAGGTGTGCAATCAGCAGCCAAGTATCTAGCAGCTAACTACAAATGGTTAGATACTTATTGTCGTATAGTTTTATGCTTTGATAATGATGAAGCAGGAAGGAAAGCAGCAGAGAAATGCTTAGAGGTTTTACCCAAGGGGAAAGTAGCAATAGCAAAGCTTGATCGTAATGATGTGAACGATCATCTGGTATTGAGTGAAGGAGAGATAGTAAGACAAAAGTTATGGAAGGCTAGACCAGTTAGACCAGACAGTTTAATTAATGGAGCAGACGCATGGGATTTGTTTATTAAAGAAACAAGTAAACCAATATCAGACTTTCCATTTCCAAAACTAAATGACTTTACAAGAGGTTTGTTTCCTAGCCAACTGTTCACAGTTGCTAGTGGAAGTGGAGCAGGTAAGTCCACGATATGCAGAGAACTTGCATACCATTTCTTAACCAAGAATCTAAAGCTTGGTTACATAGGATTAGAAGAATCAGTACAAAGAACTTTACAGGGATTGGTTGGTATTGATATGAATATACCTCTACACCTCGAAGATGATATTGACCCTGATGAAGTAAAGAGTTCATTCGATAGGCTGACATCTTCTCGTAACTTATATTTATATAATCACTTTGGTAGTCTTGACCCTGATGTATTGCTTGAGCAGATCAGATACTTAGCAACTGTTGATGGGGTTCAGATAGTAATACTAGATCATATAACTATAGTTACTTCAGGTCTTGAATTAGAAAATGAAAGACGTGCTATTGATGTAACAATGACTAAGCTTAGAAGTCTATGCGAATCAACTGGCATAGCTTTGATACTTGTTAGTCATCTACGCAGACCGCAAGGACAATCACATGAATCGGGCAGGGAGATAGATACTTCAGATTTGAAGGGAAGTTCTGGACTACTTCAACTTTCTGATGTTGTACTAGGTGCATCAAGAAATCAGGTAGGCGAAGCTAGTGAAAGACAAAGACTACAGTTAAAGATACTTAAGTCAAGACATACAGGTATGACAGGAGAAGTAGATAAGTTATTGTATGACCAAAAGACAGGCAGGTTAATAGTTTATGAAAACACATTCGGAGATTTATGACTTTACTTATTGATGCAGATTGGCTAGTCTTCTCTTCCTGTTGTGCAGGAGAAGTAGAAATACAATGGGATACTTGGAATCATACCTTGCACTCTAATGCAAAGGATTGCTTGTCTATCATTGAAGCAAGACTAGAAGTATATAAGACTATAGCTAAAGCACAGCAGCCTAAAGTTAAGCATGATGTGGTCATGTGTTTTTCTGAGTATCCAACATTTAGGCATGACATATTTCCTGAATACAAAATCCACAGGATAGGAAAAAGAAAACCACTTGCTATGAAACATACTATTGATTTACTAAAGCAAGACTTTGAATGTGTATCGTATCCCAACTTAGAAGGAGATGACGTTCTAGGATTACTAGCTACTAATGGTCAGTATGAGAATCCAGTTGTAGTTTCAGTTGATAAAGACATGAGAACTATTCCCTGTATGTTGATAGCTGCTGAAGAAGTAGAACATATCACAGAAAAAAAAGCTATGAGACAATGGTTTGAAATGGCTATAGCAGGAGATAGCACAGATGGAATAATAGGAGTTAAGGGTTTAGGTATGGTAAGTGCAAGCAAGTTACTTGCCGATACTCCTGATACACAAGACGCACTATGGTCTAAGGTTGCTGAGACATATACAAAGAAAGGCTACTCAATAGCTGACGCTATACTTAACGCAAGACTTACAAGAATACTTAGAGAAGGAGATTATAACTACAGTACTGGCGAAGTAAAACTTTGGAATCCATAAAAAAAACTCTAGGAAAACGACAGGAGACATCAAAACCTAGAGCTTTTTTGTTTGCTTTACCAATGGGAAACCACCCCCATTGATTAAATTCTAGCATGAAATCTATACAAAAGTATTTATATTTTCAGATTAAGAGTTACTATGTTAATAGTTTCAATCTTATTCTTGGCTGTTAAGTTACCACCAATAACTGATGACTTAATTCAAGGACTAGATGAGGTCTTTCCTAACCGCCACCCTGATCTGTCATATTCTGACAAGGAAGTTTGGTATCGGGCAGGGCAAAGGTTTGTTGTCGATTGGTTAATTGAACAACAAAAGAGACAACGTGAAACTATGTTAACTGAAAAAGTATTAGATTAGTACTATGTGTTTCGGCTCTAAACCTAAAGCACCTGCAAAACCCAAGAAAGCTGAGTTTACAGATGCACCTCCTGTAGTTACAGGCGAACAGGAAGATGTTGAAAATCCATTTGATACTAAAAAAATAACAGATCAGTTAAAGCTTAGAAGGAAGAAGAAAGAGAAGGGTATTAAGATTAAAAAAGGCGACCCTGATTTATCAAACGTCAGGATAGCAGGTCTTAATCCTACTCCCGATACTAGAAAAAAATCTGGTATGGGTAGTCCAACTTCTCCTTATAACACGAAATCTATTTATTAAAAACTATGTGCGTTTTCTCAGCCCCACCACCTCCCCCACCATTACCAGACCCAGAGCCTACAGCACCTAAAGGAGAAAAGACAGCAGAGCAGGTTGTTACTGGACAACAAAGAACTACTGTTAGGAAGAAAGGCCAAAAGATGGGTAGAACTGCTGCAAGAGAAGCAGGTAGAAAAGGCACAGCATCTTTAAGAATCCCTCTACTAGGCAAAAAGGAGACTACCAGAAGCGGTAATCTAAATACACCTATTTAAAATCACATGGAATATTCTACTCCTGAAGGCAGGGCAGCAGCATTGTATGAACAATATGCTACCGAGAGGTCTTCTTATTTAAGAGAAGCACAGGAGTCTAGTAAATACACTTTGCCATATCTGATACCTGAAACTTCCGCAGGTTCAGGAGGTAAAAGGACTAGAATCAAAACACCATATCAAGGGATTGGAGCAGCAGGTACAAATGCTTTAGCTTCAAAAATTTTGATCGGGCTGTTTCCTACGAATATTCCATTTTTTAAATTAGTCTTAGATGCAATCAAAATTGCACAGGAAGAAGGCGGTACTGAAGCGGTTACAGAAATAGATAAGGCATTAAGGAAAGTTGAAAATGCCTTGATGAGAGATATAGAAGTATCTAGTGATAGGGTTGCTATGTTTGAAGCACTAAAACATTTGATAGTTGGAGGGAATGTTTTACTGTATCTAACAGAACAAGGACTGCAAGTATATCCTCTAGAAAAATACGTTTGTAAACGTGATGCTAATGGTAATACTTTAGAAATTATTATCAAAGAAACTATAAGTGCTAAAGCTTTACCCTCTGATTTCTTAGCAAATATAAAACAGAAAGCAGAGTACTCAGAAAAAACACTTGAAGAAGAGTTAGATATTTATACACACGTTAAAAGAGAAAATGATTATTTTAATTGGCATCAAGAATGTAAAAACGAAATAATCCCTAACACAATAGGTAGAGCTAAGAAAGATGTAACTCCTTTTTTAAATCTTAGGTGGACAAGAATTAGCGGAGAAAGTTACGGAAGGGGATACGTTGAAGAGTACCGAGGAGATTTAATTTCTCTTGAAGGATTGATGAAAGCAATCATAGAAAATGCTGCTGCGTCTGCCCGAACAGTTTTTCTTGTAAATCCTAATGGTACAACAAGAGCTTCCACACTTAGCAAAGCTCCAAACGGAGCAATCCGAGAAGGTAATGCACAAGATGTAACAGTAATGCAGGTAGGTAAAGGACAAGACTTGCAAGTATCTTTTACAGCAGTACAGAGAATAGAACAAAGATTGCAATATGCTTTCCTTATGGCTAAAGCAGTACAACGTGACGCTGAAAGGGTAACAAGTACAGAGTTAAAGATACTGACACAGGAGCTAGAGTCAACACTTGGCGGAATCTACTCTATTTTAAGCTCAGAACTACAGCTACCTTACCTAAGAAGACGTATGCACCTACTTGTTAAGTCAGGTAAAGTCCCCAAGTTACCTGACGACATAGTTGGTATCTCAATCGTTACAGGTTTACAAGGATTAGGTAGAGGGCAAGATAAAGAGAAGCTACTTGAGTTTATTACAGTTATGGCACAGGCTCTAGGGGCTGATGTAATGAGACAATACGTCAATCTTGACGAAGCTATTAAGCGTCTAGCTACCAGTATTGGCATTGAAACTCAGAATTTGGTAAAATCAGGAGAAGAAATCGCTGCTGAACAACAGCAAATGCAACAACAAGAACTTATTAGAAGTCTTGGAAGTGCTGCTGTAGGTTCTCCGTTACTTGACCCCAAGAAACAAGCTGAAGCAGGATTAATTAATCAAGAGGTAACTGCAAATGCCAACCAAGAAGGCCAAATCTAGTAAACCTAGAGATGAAAATGGGAGATACGTTGCTCCTAAAAAAGCTGTAGTCAGCAGAATTGGAGTAAACGAAGAGAAACCTGTACCTGAGAAGTCAGGAGACAGAGTTACTAGACATGGTTCAACTATCCACTATAGTTAAAACAAAAAAACTACTATGACATCATCACAAGTACAAGCAAACGAGACACCTCCTATGTCAGCAGATGACATTGAAGCTCTTAGAGATGAATCAGGTCTTATTGCAGGTAAATTTAAAACTGCTGCTGATATGGTAAATAGCTATAAAGAGCTAGAAGGTAAGCTAGGAGCAGTAGAAGAAACTCAAACTGAACAGCCAGAAGCATCTGATACTGAGTGGAATCCTTCTGAGATTTATGGAGATGGTCTTGCTTCTGTATTAGAAGAAGTTGGAATTGATACTCAAGAGATAACAAAAGTTTTTGAGGATACAGGAAACATAAGAGAAGATGATTACTCAAAGCTTGCTGAAGCAGGTTTTTCTAAACAAATCATTGACACTTATTTAGATGGCCTAAGAGGTGGAGTAGGAGTTGCAGATGAGATACAACAATCTCAGCTAGAAGATATACAAAGTGTTGTAGGTGGAGAACAAGGATATAACGAACTTAGAGAGTGGACACAGAACAATGTTCCTGATGAAACACTAGCAGCATTTGACAAGATATTAGATACTCAAGACCCTACTATGATTAAGATTGCAGTTCAAGGTTTTGCTGCACAGATGAGGGCTGCTGAAGGATACGAACCAACACTACTAAATGGTAGAAGTCCACAAGCAATAAGTCCATTTAAAACACAAGCAGAAATTAAAGCTGCTAT